GACAGACACGACACACGCGGTCTGGATAATGGTCTAAATATTGTTGGAAGCATGCCTCATGAATGTATGCGGCTGTTCCGCGACACATACATGGGCTAATCATAGTTTCAGGGTTTTCGGTGTCTAAGCAAATACGGCATTGCCGTTCCATTGTTATAAAGGTTTGGTTGGCCTATAAGCTTGTTGGGGAGTAGGTGATTTGGATATGACCTTGCGAATCACAATAACAAAGAATCCGAAGAACAAGATTGTAATCAAAATGTTCAGGAACAAATCTACATAGGAAAAGACCTCTGCCTTTTCTATCAGCGACTTCTTCTTTTCAATTTGAATTTGGTTTCTCAGATCTGAGATCTGTTTAGAAAACGCATTTGTTGTGTATGCGAACTCATCTCGCATAGACAACACCTTGTCTTTGACACCTGTGACGACGTCAATCGTTTGCCTTTGTTGGTTCAAACGAGTTTTCAGATCATTCTGAATGAATGCGAAATGATTTACCTTTGGATTTGCCTCTACATTTCCGATCCGCTGTTTCTCCTCTTCTACCCATGTCTCTCCATTCGCCAAGGTATAGTAACGATTCCGTGCGTCCTGATAGGCCTGAGGAGATTGGTCGCGTACATTTTCTGCTTGTTGTAGTTGACGAAATGCATCTGCCAACTGAGATTCCTTATCAATCTGCGCGAGCACCAACGGCATATTCTTCTCAAAGTCCTCTTTCGCTGCCTGAAAGGAAGGAAACTGAGGAGCGTTCATAGTTCGCAACTCTTCGTATGTCGGTACTGTGTCGCTTAGTTGTAATGATAATCCAGTTGCTTGTTTCAGAAGCAATTTGATTTCAGGACGATTTTGGTAGACACAAAAGGGTTCTCCATTTACAGCACGAGTTTCAAAACCACGATTACTAGGACATTCTACAACGCATGCTAACGGATACGTTGGACTTAGTACAAATCCAGACGGACAGCTTGCCATTATCCCTTCCATAGAAAGATTCCAACTGCTATTCCCACAGAAAGGAGCAAAACCGACACGTGCTGTGCGATAGACACGGGAAGGAACACGTAGGCCAATATACTGAACGAAAGAACTGCTAACACAACTTGTAGAAACAAAAAGTTAGGACCACCCCCTGTAATGATTTTCTTTTTCTCTTCTTCAATATCACTCTCGGGAGCTGTCGGAGGACGAAATGGAGCTAAACTATCCGAAACGTCTTTTAGCGTTGTACGTACATAGTCCGGACTCGCCATTTACTTACGATTCGGAATAAAAGCATTCACAGATCCCCACAAAGGAGCAATCAGCCGAACTTCTGCGTTCAGCGAAGGGGACTTCCAACCAAGCGTAGGAGCACCTACCGTCTTACCGGACTGAACGTAAGGAGCTGCCTGAGCCAACATCCGCACATAACGGGTGTGCTCTCCTGCGGAGGTTGTCAGTTTGGCGTGACGAGGTTCATTTGGTTCAAAGTAAGAAAACACCGGCATTTTGTTTATAGCAAAGAAGTAATGTCAGAACAGGACTTTGCGCAAGCGCTGGAGTTGTATCGTTCCAATTATGTTCAATACAGAGTAACTGGACGATCTGAATACAAACTTGCGTACGAAAACGCAGAGAAGTGGTTGAATTCGTACATTGAGTCAATCTCAACCCAAATCACAGATGGAAAAATATTTGTGGATTCATTCTTACATGAATATGCGAATGCGAATCCAGATTTGGAAGTTCTTCGCAATCGATTCAAGGAAATTCGTACGAAGGGAAGTGAAGTTCAGGATGAATATCAAACCGTTCGCGCGATCAATGCGTCTCAACCAACCGAGGTGGATATGAGTCCAACTTATACTAAGATAGGAGTAGCAGTTGCGCTTGTTGGAGCAACATTGGTGCTCACCATGCTTTGACGAGGAGCACGTTTGAACAAAAGGAACAACAAGAGGATCCCGGCAAGAATGCCAAAAAAGATGATATACAACCGAAGTTCTGACTTCCAATCCTTCTCTTGAAATCCGCGAATTCTCCGTAAGGTTTCCAGCTTATCTGTATTTACTAGAAGACCATTGTAATCTTTTTGAATCTTGCGAAGCTTTTCAATCAGTTCATCCCGTAACGTTGCGATATCACCGGACGCTCCCGCGGAGGTCATATCTGCGATTTCTTTGTCAAGAATGGTTGCCATTTCGGCATTCAGTGTTTTCATCTTTTCCACATTTGCCTGAAGTTTCGTTGGATCTGCCAATGCCTCGTCTGCAAGAGATTGGTAGGTATTCGCTAGTGTCTGATAGCGTTGCATTGTGTTTATGCGAGACAATACCGCCAATAGGGAACCGATCCACCTACATCACTATGACGATCAATCCGTACAATATCTCCCTGTTTCGCACCAATCCAACGAGCCATCGTATCCAGAATATCAATAGTAGGAAGTTCTGCCTCTGGATTGCGAATAGACATCTTTGCGAGGAATTCACTTCTCTCCTCTTCCGTAAGAACCCGATGAGGGCTTACCATACGATGAGTCGTGATGTCAAACTGGAGTTCATTGATGTGGAAGAACTGGAATCGTCCCTCCATTTCCACACAGAGAGAACGGATTGTCTTGGTGAGATTCTCAGAGGGAGATGCCATCGCAACTACGATGAGTCCATTCTTTGTCAATCCATTTGCCTCCATCGCACCAACTAGCGAACGGAGCTCCTTGTCTTGAAGACCTTTGTCCTTTTGACTCACAAGTACAGTTGTATCTCCGATCTTATAGAGATTTGTGCGATCTGGTTTCTCGTCTGTGACGTTGCTGATCTCTCCGCGAATTCCGCGACGCTGAAGAATCGTTTGAAGAATTTCAAGTGCCTTGCTCTCCATACCTTGTTTTCAAGACAGAGAGAAAGCAATTCGTTTTTTCACAGCTTTCTTATAATGAATCCCATTTTGTATCTCCTTGTCGCAATGGCATTGTTGGCGATTGTTTTGTACATGACACGTGAGCGGTTTGAACCCGAATTTGAAGACAGGAGTCAGGTTGAGAAGACAGTTCGTTCTGAGCTGTCTTCGTATGCTCAACAGACGAATCACATGAATCATGCCCCTGCGAATATGGGCCCTATTCATGGAATGCAGACCCCGTTCCAAGTAAATCAGTATAAAGCGTATGTTCCTTAAAGCACTAATGCAATCTCATGTAGCAGATGTATTTCGGGATTTGCCTCCCGAGATGTACAAAAAGAAGAAAATACCAAAGGCACTCGCAGAACAAGTATGGATTACAAGAATGGGTCATCGGTTTGATGGAAAGTGTAAAGTAAAGTGGTGTCGCAATCGTATCAGTGTCTTTGATTTTGAATGCGGTCATAACATCCCTGAGAGCAAGGGTGGTAAAACTACATTGGACAATCTCTTTCCAATTTGTGCTCGCTGTAACCGAAGTATGGGAGATCGGTATTCTATTGATGAATGGAACAAGAAGTTTGAAGCTCCTCCTTCTAAGTGGACGGTATGCTTTGTTCGGCGATGAACATCTCATTCCAACCCCGAATAGAAGTTATACGCGTATATCCTATGGAATAAAACGTTTCAAACAATTCCTCGCGGAGCTGTTTCGCAGGGATTCCTTCTAGCTCTCGTTCCTCTTGCCAAGATTCAAACAAGATTCGCGGATAGTTATTCTTCCGAAGAGTATCCACGGCTCCTTCTAACACCTGCTTTTCAAACCCTTCTACATCCATCTTGATCAGACCTATATTTGTAATTTGAAAGGAATCCAACGTTGTTAAAGGAACTTCAATGCGTGGGTATTCTTTGTCCTTGAAATCAATACAGCTATTCCCTCCACCATCTTGAGAACGAAGATAGTAGTTTGTGATTCCTATCGTATTCCCTAATGCAGTGCGATGAGGAGTAATCTTATAATTGAGATCACGCAGTGCGATGTTGGCGCATAAATAATTGAATGTTTTTGGTGAGCATTCAAAGCTATGAACTCCAGCACATACCTTTGCGAATTCAAGTGAGTATGTTCCTACATGTGCTCCAATATCTAAAAAGATGGTTGAAGGATCAATAAGTGTCTTTGCCCATTCAATCAGTGAACTCTCATACGTTCCATGTGTCGCAAAATCTTTGGCAATCCCAGCTTCTGGAAAAAACATACAATCCTTGCGAAGACGAACATACACAGGATCCCCTGTAGAAATAGAGTTCTCTTTGAAATAGTACATTAAATATCCAAGACAGGGAGTTTCTTCTCAGTTGGACGCGTTCCTTTGAGGCGATGTTCTAGGACTTCTTTCCAAAAGGTGTCCAGTGCATTAATGTGGTCGGACAACCAGTTTGGATCTTTTTTGACAAAGTCCTGTTTCATGGAACTCAGAACCCAATAGATGACCTGACAATCTTCTGGATGACCTTCTACATCATAGACCACACGACCATCGTCGTAGACACCGAAGCATCCTTTGGGTTCGGATGCCTTTGCCCATTCGTTGTAGGTGAGTTGTTTGAAGCGAAACTCTACATATTCGCATTCGTCAATTCCTGTGCATTCCATTTGCATCTGCATCTGGTGTACATAGGCCACTGGAATTTCTGGCTTCTCAGCTCTGCTCATAGGACATTTGAACTCTACCAAACGACCGTATCGTCTTGGATCCCCATCATCCAACGGAACAATGAGTCCATCTGGCGATGCACCCAAATACGCATATCTGGGGTGTTGAACACAAGAGACATCTATAATCTTACACTTGGTGCGCTCCTCATAAATCTTTTTAGCCACCGGTTCAAACCGTGTTCCCCACATCAATGCGGGAATCGGATTGTAGGACAACGATGGTTCTCCTGGTGTTTCCAACTTCTTCATCATCACTTCACGGCGAGCGTCTTCCGTTCCAAAGATCTTGTAGACCTCTGATGCGGTAATCATCTCTCCGCGCTTGGCATGCCACGCAGAAGTCCGTTGATCGTTTTCGCCGTAGAGGCGAATGACTCGTTCGAAGCACCGGTCACGGTTCCAGCGCCAACCGAGGTCTCCTTGGAGGAGTTTGTCCACAAGGGGAACAATGGTTCGTTTGAGAGCTCCGTAAGAAAGTTGGGGTTGTAGTGTTTGGCAATAACGTATGAACTGCTTGACACGAGTGTGGAGATGAGTGTAGGGGCGATTCTCAAGAAGCCATTGGGTGAGAGCATCTTCCATTACTTAGTACTCTCAGTTTCTGGTGAAAGCCGAATCTGTTTTAGCACTTCCTCTGGATTCTCTGGTTTGGGGATCACAATTTCTTCCCGTTCTGGAATCTCTGTGCCTTCTAGAAGTTTAGTTTCGTTCTCCATATCACGCCACATTTGTTCTACAATTCCTCCAAGTTCTGTTTGATGATCTGCGATAGCTTCAAGGTCAGCTCCTACATCAGGAGATTGTGCGAAAGGGTCTATGTCCACTGGATTCGTCCAAAAATCATCGGGCAGTTTCTTCTGTTCCATTTATTAAACAAACCCATTTTCGCTTAAAATGCCGAACTTAACTATGGACATTGTACGCAGCAAAGAAGATCTTGTTCTCCAACGCCTTTCTGTTTTCTATAGTGATGAAAACGTGCTTTCTCGTGTGAGATCAATCGTAACATCAAATTCAAACATCAGTTTGCGCCTTTTGGATTGGCTGGTCACCAATTATGCAAAAAAGCATAATATTTCCTATTTCACGAAAAGTGGTCGTGATGTGAATATCTATTTGAGATACAAGGCAAACCTGCGTGCGTATAGCAAGCGTATGTTTGATCCGTTCTGTCGCTGGAAGAAAATCAAGTTTATGGGAATGGACACAACGGTTGGTCAACTCAATTTCTTTCATTGGGTCTTGGAAGATGAAGTGCTTGAATATTTAGAAGCCAATTTTGATGCTGTTCAAGCAGATATGGATTCGTGTTCTACGGTCGTACGTCCATCTGAAAATGGACGGAGAAAACGCCACGAACTCTCTCGCTCTGCGACAAAAACAATTTGCCATACTCCTCTTCCGATCACAGTGAAATTTGATTAGAATGCGTTCTTACCTTCAAAGATGATTCTCTGCGAAAGACAATGTTCTCTCGTTTGAAGCCAGAATTTTTATACGAAGATGTTTCGGATGACATAACGGAAACGGATGTAGATGTCGTGTCAGACCTTTGGTCTATGGATGGACGCGATGTATACCGAGGGGCACGCGACCCGCGATATACTCACGCGAATGTGTATTGGTTGTATGATGAAGATCTCCAACGAGTAGGTTGTACGGAGCATAGTACTCGTGATCATGGTGTATTTGAGCTTTTGTGGTTTCGGGACAATGAGTTTGGAACTCTTCTTCAAGAAGATGGATGGGAACCTACGCATGATATCTGGAGTACTCTTCCAGAACGTGTGTTCAATCGGTTTGTAAACGAAGAATGGGTGACATCTGAAAAATTCTTAGAACAATGCCTGTATGGTGATTTCCGCATTGTTACACCTCAGATGCTTATTCGTATGCCATCTGTTCATACGTGTTCGAAATGTGGTCGCAAGTCCTTGTCTCCCATTTCAACATGTTCAATGACAGAGTCCCCACTAGATTTCCCTAACAAGGCAAAAATTGTTTTTGTGGATGATGATTTGCGTGTCTATAGTCCTCCTTCCGATAGTCGTGTGTTTACATTGCTGCTACCCGACGACGATTCCCACTCTTTGCAGGAACAGGAGCAGGAGCAGGTGGTGCAGTCGGAACCTCAATATCATTCTCATCCTCCTGAACAGCAGATGCCCGAGACAGAGGAACCTCAGCAGAGTCAAACGGAACCTGAGACGCAGCAGGAGCCACCTCTTCCTCAATCTCATCTGCAAACACCTGAGCAGCTGTCAAACGCTGAGGAGGAGAAACCCGAGCATATGTAACACGCCAAGTCACACCAAAGGTCTGATTGGAGATATACACACTTGGAGCAACTACAACCGATGCCTCCACACGCTTGGGGAACACCTGACCAATGTTCTCAGTATCCACCTCAATCGGCTTACCTGACTGATCAGATACATCCATTGTCACACGATTGTCATACACAGGAACCTTCATACGGAAGCTGGGAGGATACTTGCCAGTGGGAACCCACTCGCCATTGATCTTCTCTACACTAGGAGAGACGAATTGCTTCATACTATCTGCCAGTACCTCCTTGGTACGGGACTTGCTAAACCACTTCACGCTGTTTGTGAAGGATGTCTGGAGGAGCTTCTCCTGCATATCAAGGAGGAAGTTGTAGAGAGAACCGAGCTCAGCAGATTCGGCAGGAGCACGCTCCTTCACGAATGGATCACAACCCTTGAGTGTGAGAGCCAACTGATAACTCGCACCATTCTCGGTGTCGCGAATGTTAATTCCCATAGGGTACATGGACTTGGGAAGACGGATCTGGAGGTTCTGACCGTTGTACTTGATGGGAACTGTCTTGCCTCCCGCCTTGTTCATGCGGATATCGCCGAAAGAGACCTTGTTGATGTCGAGGTTAGAAACAGAGATGATTGCGCTAGTAGCCATTGTGTCTTGAGTATGATATCTAGTAGTTTGCTTACCGTAAATCCGTTTTCGCACTCTAATTAAAGAAACAATAATGATATGCTCAGCAGTACGAAAGCACGGGTCTCTTGACCAGTGTTGTGCGAAGGCACTTCAAGGGCATGACTTTTGTGGCAGGCACGTTCGCAGTAAAACTGTAGTCAGATGGGCAGACGCGAATAAGCATCGGTCTCAGAGATTGGTGAACGTACAAGCTCTTGTACGAGGGTGGTTGGTACGAAAGCGATTGGCTCTCGGTGGTCCAGGTGTGCTTTGTCGTAAGAATCTTTCAAACGATGAAGATCTTGAAACGTGTGAAGAATCTTCTCGCGAACATCCCTTCAATTATTTCGCATTTGAAGAATCTGGAAAGATTTGGTGGTTTTCGTTTCCCACGATTTGGAAATGGTGTTTGCGGAGTCCAACCAATCCATATACGAAGGTGACGTTGTCTTCGGAAACTCGCAAACGTCTTCGTCAGATGTGGTTTTACCAGAAACGACACAGGTTACCACTTCCTTCTAGCCCTCCCATGTTTCAAGATAGATTAGCTGGATATTGGAACATTATTCGCCAAACATTTGATGACTATGGATTTGGAGATATCAATCCAAACATTATTCTCAATCTTCATAAACATCAGTATGTTCTTATGTTGCGAATGATACGCGAAGATATACCTGTCACAATGCGAAACAAAGCAGCACGTGAACGAGTAGATCGTTATCTGCGGTTTATTCTCTATTCCAACATTCCTATCAACCAATTCATTTTATCTTCTGCCTATACACTGATGGTGATTCTCATGGTCCCAAAGGAACCTTACGAACTTGCCTTTACAATTTTGTCTGCTCTGTATCGATGCTAAAACGAAATCGTTTTGTGTAAATCCTTAGATGGTGAGATGAATATCTTCGTATTGCACTTAATTCCTCGTATGGCTGCAGAAGCACATTGCGACAAACATGTTGTGAAGATGATCTTAGAAACAGCTCAGCTGTTGTATTCCGCCCATCATGTAGCAGGAGGACCTCTTCCTGATGGAGCGTACAAGAAGACCCATATCAATCACCCTTGCGCAATCTGGGTTCGTCAGAGTGCCGCCAATTATCGCTGGCTTTCAGAACTTGGATTCTGGCTCTGCAAAGAATACCAATATCGGTATGGAGAACACAAAATTCACAAGACCGAACGTCATATTCTCTGGTTGCGTGAGAATCTGCCGGTTGGAATTCCAGATCTTGTTCGGACACCCTTCCCGCAAGCGATGCCTGTAGAGTACAAACGTGAAGACCCAGTGGAAGCATATCACACCTATTACCGCGAGAACAAGGTCGCAGTGAGAAACATTGTCAAATACACTCGCAGACAGATTCCAGAGTTTCTTGCTAAGAAGTAATGCCGATACGTGAGATCTCAAAGAAAGATGGAGCATTGCTCGGATGGACTGTAAGGGATGAAAAGGAAAAGCGCTGGAATATGTCTATGCAGGCACAGACATGTATCAAAGACAAAATGAAAACACACGCTGGACTAACTATGAATGGCGATGTTTCAATCACGCATACAAAGGGAAAAGAAGCCGAGTACATTTTTGGATTTACATCTGATAAACATAAGGGCGAGATCACGTTTAGTATATTCTATAACGGTGATGCATTTGAAATAGAAATGGAGGCACAAGCAATAAAGGATGAGGAAGAGAAGGAAGTCCTCACAGATAGATTTGTCCAGGTTTTGAAGGATTTGTGCAGAGGAAAGGGGCTTGGAATGACGAGAACTCCATCTCTTTTTTACAGACCTGATGAAGGGCCAAATGCAGAACCTCCTCAGAAGAACTTCTATGGGTATGCTGAAAAGAAAGATCAAGATGAACTCGCAACCGCATTCTCAAAAATGGGTATTGGAGAGAAGAAGGGTGGTCGTACTCGCCGCCAGAAAAAGCAACGTGCTACTCGGAGAAGAAAAACCTATTTACATAACCGCCGCAGGTAAGGAGTATACCAACGCGTTAGAAATGCCCGCCTCAACTTCTGCCGTTAAGTCAAACACGATGCCTGCTGATAAGAAGACCGCCTCCAAGGCCGCTGCCCCTGCTCCCGCACCTGCTGCACCTTCCAAGAAGGCAACCAAGTCCGCCGCCCCTGCACCCAAGAAAGAGACCGCCTCCAAGACCGAGGTTGTCATCCCAACCGTCGTTGCTCCCGCCGTTGTTCCTGCTGCTGCCACTCAGTCCTCCGAGGCCCTCCTCGCATCTCTCACTGAGCAGCTCAAGGCATTGTCTGCCGAGTTCACCACCAAGGTCCGCGAGGCCGTGAAGGCAACTCAGGAGGCAGCCAAGGCAGCCAAGAAGGAGGCCCGTGATTCCAAGAAGAAGCGTAAGGTCTCTCCTGAGCAGATGACCCCTGAGCAGCGTGCAGCTTGGGAGGCCCGTCGTGCCAACAATGCCTTCCTCGTGGAGCGCCCTCTCTCCGATGAGCTCTGCCACTTTATGGGTATCTCTGCCGGCTCCAAGCGCTCTCAGACCCAGGTGACCAAGTATGTGTCCGAGTATGTGAAGTCCCACAACTGCTTTGACCCATCCTTCAAGCGTCGCATCATCCCCAACGCCGCACTCGCCAAGCTCCTCCGCGTGGATGACAAGACCGAGGTCACCTACTTGAACCTCCAGAAGTACCTCAAGGTTCACTTCAAGAAGGCGTAAAACCTGCCAAATCATAAACTAAATCAGCCGGAGTGGCAACCATTGGTGGAAAAATCAAGCTGGAACTCCAGAGTGATTTTTCATTCCATCTTACAATGGACGAATGCGAACATAAGTTCCAAGAAGGTATTCTAAATACACAAACGCCAGATGATCGGTCTGTTGCCTCTATGAAATCAACTGTCAATTGTACCTTTGAAGTCGATGGGAAATACGTATTTGTATTACCACCCAGCGATCCTGCCAAACTAATTGAGTATATCTATGATGTTCGTGTATACACAAAGTCCGATCTTGGATCAGCAGAAGATGGAGTGTATGCGTGGATCTTCTGTAAGCTTCCTGGAGAAGAAGACGGGGAACCTCAGTTTTTAGCACGCAAGGTTGAATCTATACTTGAAATCGCAAGCTTACACAAGGCAATTGCGCGAGCAGTAGGTGCAGCAACTCTTCATGGAGCAGGAGAAGTCAAAAAGGAAGGTTCTACACTTACCTTCAACTTTCTATCTGGCTCGTATATGCAACTCGATTGCAATCGTGAGGCACGGGAAACCTTTATGACAACTTATTTGACAAAACCCGATCTGTTTGGAGCCAATGCAAAGCTCGCAGCAGACAGAATGAAAACATTTATCACAAATCCACCTACAATGTCAGAACTTCAATCCTATGCGAACAAAGGGTTTCATATTTGCTTTCACGATTCAAAGGAAGAATGTCTATCCAAGAAAGGTCAGTGTGATCAAACATTAAAACCTCAAGAAGGAGTAATGCGAGGAGGAGATGAAAACTCACCCGGTGACTTATCTGTTACAGGAAAGAAGATGCCACTGACACCACGCAAAGCTCGGTTGCAGGGAACTCAACCAGAAGGACTAACTCAAGCACAAGAAGCACGTCGCCAACTTAGATTGCGAAGCGCGGGAGTTCCTAACCCAGTTTCGCTTATTGAAGGTATGGGCCGTCGCCGTAAGACACGTCGCGGTAAGAAGGCCAAGCGTCGTATGACTAAAAAGAAGTGGTAATCAGTTCATTCGGCATTTCAAGATAGAGAACTGTACTGAAAAAGGGCGACAAAGCACCATCTAAAACAAGCATACGCTTTTTGCTGTTTGTCCTCAGTATTTTTACAAGTTGAGGAACCAATTCAATTCCATTCAGAAGTGGTTTCTTGATTCGAATTTTGCAGTCACCTTTGTGCCAACCGCATAAAGATGACTTTGAACACGTATCTTCCGAAGTAAGTTGTCCGCAAGGAGTCCGTACTTTGTTGACAAACTGAACTGGACTCTTGGTAGATTCCTGATAGGCCTCTGCCTTGAACCACTTTTCAAGTTCCTTGCCAAGAGACCGAGTTTGAAATTCAATCGCAGCCCGAAGATTGGAATAGTCATCGGTTTGAATATCCTTAGACAATGAGAAGAGCAAGAAATCAAGAATCTCGGAACGATAGGTAATCTCTTCTGTCAACTTAGTATCTTCTGCCTTTGGTTTGCCCTCTACAAGTGTCTTTTCGTCGTGAATACGCAATGTCTCTGTGAGTTCAGATGGTGGACCAGATTTCGTTGTTTCTGCGCGAATTGGAATTCGGAACCCAGTGGCTACTTCAAGTTCAACTACGTTTCCTTTTACGTCCGTATGTGAGCGTGTGATCTTGTATCCCGAATGAAGAGAATCCCGCAACGCAGCTCGTTGTACATGTTCAAAGGGTAATTGATCTTCTGAGATATCGTAATATCCATCGTGTACCTTTACACCTGCCTGAGGTGTCCATGTTGTAGGAAGAATAGGAAGTACAACCTCGCGAGGAACAAACAATGCCTGTGCTCGTCCAAATGGATCAAGAATGACTTCATACAACGCCTTTCCAAGACGACGCAACTCTGCGACTGCGGAATCATAGACAGGAACGCCTACGTGACATGCCTCTTTGGACAATGCCTGTAGATGAGGAAGTGTTGTCTTCGCAAATGGCGCTTTGGTTATGTTCACCATGAACTTAGACCGGATGGTTCGTCCTATCCGATCCTTGCTAAAGATTCCCAAGATGTCATCCCCAAGAAGTACAATTGTATTGTTGCTTCCTACCACACGATCTGACCAGAACCCGCACAAAACTTGATTGGTACGAATGTCTACGCGAAGAACCTCGCATTCCAAGAAGGATGTTACGTATTCTACTTCATCTAAAATTGGAAGTGTTCCATCTACGTATTCGGAATTCACAGCATCCAAGAGGCGTTCTACCGATGTATCTCCAGATGCCATAGAACGACGAGTCAAAAAGAAAGAACACTTTTTCACTATCTCTGGAGCATCCTTTGGGTTCGGAATTGGTTTCGTTGTTCCAAACAAAATAGGCAAACTCTTTGATGGACGACCAAGTCCAATGCGAAATACATCTGCTTCTTTCAGAACAATCTTTCCCTTCTTTACTGATTTATCGTAATTGGTGTCTACCCTCAGAACTGCTGCGAGTTGTTCAGATAAATACGCAGCACGCAATTCGGGAACAATCGGAACATCGGCCTGAAGAATGTAAGATGTATTTGTCTTTTTGGATTCTTCTTCTGCGAGTTCCTTCTTCTTTGGTTGACGGATGTAGCAACAAGGAACCTTGCGACCATTTCGTGTAGATAAGCGTAACATGGCCTTTGGATATTTGAATGCCTCATTCCGTTCAATGACCGTATATTCAGCCGGATCTACGGTTTCATCTGGACGTACTTTGCCTGCGCATACTGGACACTGAAGTTCTCCATCTTTACCAACTTCTAGTTGATCCTTTCGCAAAGGAATCTCGTCCCGCATACACCAATAGGGAGGGCAGATCGCAGTTCCGTCTGGATCTTCAAGTTCAAACTTTTCTGTTTCGGGAGCATCATCGTAATTGTACTTAGGACCTAAGCGTTCCTTGTCCTCCTTTGTCAGAACAATGACCTGATTCAGCTTCTCGCATTCGCTGTTGTAGAAACTCTGATCAAAGGTCTCTGAATCAAATGTCTTGAGACGATTGTTGAAATAATTGTACGTCGTTGCCTGTTTTGGAGCAACTTGACGCAATCTTGGTTTCTCTTCTCTGACTTCCTCTTGTTGAGGAGCTTCCTCGGCTATTTCAGGAATGTACCCTTGTAAGAACTCCAATGCGAGATCATCTCCTTCCTCTTCTTCTGGACGTGCGACTGCGCCTACAGGTCGGACTTCTTGTAAGCGTTCTGGACACACCGCTTGAACATCGTCAGAATCAGACGTCAATACATATCGCAACAGATTGGCGTATTCAATGCTTCGTTCTGGATCAAGGACAAACCGAATATACACTTCTTTCGTAAAGAAACGGAAGATAGGATAGGATTTGATATACCCTTCCAAATTCCGTGTTTCGGACATTCGTGTGACTTCTTCAATCAACTCTTGTGCCTTCTCCAACGAGATGTTCATTTGCTCTGCGACATACGATGGATTGTTGTTTTCTTGAAGATACTGATAGGTCTGTAGCAAATCAATGGGAATCTCATCACTGACCTGATCCGCACGCAAAAGTCGGAACGTATTGTTTTGAACGGAAAACACAGGACGAAGACATTGAAACCGATTCATATTGAATCCACGGATCTCGCGAGAATAGGATGCAACCAATGACATGTCCGAAAGTTCCCACCGAGACAAATCAAGATCTGTTTGCGCAAAGAAAGGAACGACTGCGTCCAACGATTGAAACCATTTGAAAAGAGAGGCCTGAAGTTCTTCCAAGGTTTCTTTGGAATCTTTGAACCGCTCGGATTGAAATGTAATGTCCGTTTCCGTGATACAGATCCGATCAAATTCTGTATTGGACACACCGCGATACAACAGAAGTGTAGGACGACGCCGTTGAGGAAACGTACGTGACATCCAGCTTCGCAAGTACGTTGTATTCAAAAGAGGTTCTTTGACTTTCGGATCTTCTACATAGAACTTACTGCGAACGGTCTCAGTTTTGCTCGTAAAGTATCCTATGTAGGGAGTTTGTTTGGAAACAGTCAATCCATAGAAGATTTGTTCAAACCGAGCATACGGAGCAGAGATCTCGGTGGAAACCAGAGGTACAAACCATTTTGCCTTTACGATACTCGCAGATTGATGCTGAGGAACCCGAAGTGCGAATAGGTTATCCAAGTTTGTACGTGAAGACCGAATGGATGCTTCCAACGCAGAAAGAGACGCAGGTGTATCGGGAGTCAATTGTGGAAAATACACATTCTTGATTTTCTCCGTCATATCGTCTGTAGCTTCTGTGACTCGGAAGTCAAGAATACCATCTGGATACAAGCGTTCAAACAACCGCTGGGAACGAGGGAATGGAATCCGAGTCGCAGGAATACTTACTTCCTCGGGAGGAGATGGAAGGATTATAGATTCTTCTTCTGGAACACCAAACACACGCCACTCGTTAAAGGGAGCATCCGGTGAATGAAGATCACGTACTCGTTGATCCACAGCTTCCCATTCTTCGCGTGTAATCAATGTGGGAACAGCTTTGGAATCAGGCCGTATTTGTGTAACGTATGTTTTCAGAGTCGATTCTGAAATGGTTCGACCATCCGTAGACAAACGGAAAAATAGATCCATCCATCTCTTTGGGTTGGTGGAGTAGTGATCTATTTCCAACGGCACAAGTGCTTCTACATACATTCGGAGGGGATGTGATTCTTTTTGGAGAGCAAGCAATTGACGAATCACCTCCACGGTGTCATCAACATAGAATTGTATCCCTGAAATAGTTAGGGGTTTCATTACTTTACACTTAGGTTTGATAAATCCATAGCCAGTCGTAAACTATACACATCCCAGTAGCGGGCGGATACATTGCGCAACACTGCTCGCACATCATCATCTAATGTTTCATCTTCTTCTACCATCTTGTCCAACTCATTTACCTCTTCAAGAAGCTCTTTGTCGGTCATCTTGGAGAGGCGGAGAAAGTCATACCAAGCACTGCGCTCAATGTCAGTGTAGGTCATATCGTCGTGCATGTCGGACTCAAAGCGAGCCCAGAGGTGTTCTTCCGTATAGGTTTCCATTTTCTCAATGTCTATGGTTCTGGTGAAATCAAATCCGTTTTTACAAAGGACTATCACTGATCGTCATTCCGCAATACGGCGTAGGACGACTGGCGTAATTCACAGGTGTATAGATACCAATTTGAACTGCGTCTCCAAGGATACGTTTGAAATTGGCCCAGAACTCTTGCGTATGTCCAATGGTTTCTGTCATGAGGTGTGCCATCTCGTGAAGCATGACAAACATAATGGTATTCTCGTCAATCAACGGATAGGTTGGTGCTTGCTTCTTATCGCGAAGACAGACCACAATCTTCTGACCTTTGTTCTCTGAATATGATGTATCACTTGACTGCATATCGTTCTCTACAAAGACATCAGGTTGAAAGCGTTGAATGAAGCGAGAGACAGGAGGATCAGCAGCAAGAGCTGGCTCACTCTTGTAATGCTCATACAACTTGGTTAGGTTTCCACGAATCTTGGACATGAGTGCGACTGCGGATTCTTTATCGGGTAAGTTTTGCATTTCGTAGTTTCGGCCATCTGGGCCTTGAATACGAATTGTGTTGCGGGGACCACTCAGCGCAGTGAAGGCAAGAGCCCCGAGACCAATGACGGCGATTGGTAGCATTGTTATTGGAGTAGAAAGAACACTTAAGCGGAGAGACCCTCAAGAGGACGAGATGCCTTGAAGGGGTCAGGATCAATCGTGGTGTTCAAGAAGGGACCGACGCGCGACTGAGGGTTAGGGGTCTCCGTGCGGATGTCGTAGGATGGGTTCCGGTTGGTCTGTGCAATGCCCACAACGTTGATGTTGGAGTGGTAGCCGGCCTGAAGGAAGTTCTGACCCTTGAGGTCCTCGGCACCAACGGGGTTCACGGCTGCCCAAGAAGCACCGAGCTCACCCTTGGGGAGCAACTCAGAAGAAGACAAGGTGGTTTCCGTGTAGGTCTGTTGAGAGGCAGGAGTACGGGACTGCATTCCAGAAACAGAAGCGGCATTACCACCTACGCTGTGAGGGCTGCCCATGTATGGACCCTGCTCGGACATAGGACCGGGGGTGCTTAAGCCACCGAGTTCCTCGGCCTTGTCCAAGAGAGCTGACTTAGAACCAGAATACGAAGTGAAAAGAACGTAGAGTGCAACAACGCCGGCGAGCACGAGGCCGAGGCGAACCATCTTCGTCTGCGATAGCTTCATGTTTATATCAAGAAACAGACAAATTTCAATGAACAAACTTTTTGGAACGCTCCTCTCCGATATTTTGGAGCAACTGAAAACTCCCGAAATGCAAAAATTGGTAGAGATTCACATCTTGCGACCTGTCATCGCAACCGTTTTGCATATTGTATATCCGTATTTATTGGGTATTATGATCCTCTGGGTCATCATGTTCATATGTCTCGCCCTCATTCTTCTCATTCTTGTCCGAGGCACTCTTCTTGCTGGGATAAAGTAATTCAACTAATTCGGAGCGGGTGTACTTCCACACTCCTTGCATGTTTTGCGCCTTCGCCTCCTCACGAAGCTGGCGGATTGTTTTCTTTTGAAGACGGAGCTCTGCTGGGAGTTCTGGGAGGGCGAGAAGACGGGCGAGCTCGTCACGCTTCATTACATAATACATCTTGATTCCGCGACCCTTTGCGGCTTGCTTCAGTTCAACGAGAGAAAGTTCAGAATAGTTCATTTTTCCACATCTCTTCTGTTTTGGCAAATAGAAATCCGTTTTCTTTCGCAGAATAACAACAAGAATGAAAAAGACGACTGTAGTACTCGTTTTGTTCCTGGCCGCACTTTTGGCAGGTGTGTTTGTTCGCTATTTCTCTGCCTCGCCAATCAAGAAGACCGAGGATTCTGAGTCCGAGAGTGAAAGTGGAAAGGAAGGGTTCGCCCAGCGTGAGGTTGGCATGCCCTTGGATATGGAGAGCGTGACTGGATCCGTTGGTGTATCTGGATACAATGGTACTCCTCCTCTCCTCGGCTCGGAACCCAAGGCAGTCCCCGAGCGTCCCTATGATATGGCCAACGACAACGAGTTGTTCCAGTTTGAGAGCAATAAGATGTCTGCTGACTGCTGCCCAAGCCCATTCTCGGGTGATCGCGGATGTGTGTGCTTGACAGAGAAGCAGGTTCAGGACTTTGCTAGTCGCGGAGGCAATCGTTCTATGAAAGAATAACTTAAAAAGACACCTATCTAAATCAGTAAATGGAGCATCTTAGGAATCTTGTGAATCATTTCAAGGCGAAGGAGATTCCAGTCCCCAAGGCGTCTGAGGACTTGTTTAAACACATTGAAGACACGTTTCTACCACAAGTCCTCCGTGTGCTGAAGAAAGACAATACATTGATGACGGACGTAGAGATGTTCCCTGGCATCAAGGTTCCTTGGGAGGGAACGGAGGAGGAATGGAACTTGCTGAATATGGCTATTTTGTACTCAGTTCTTCACGGAGATCCAAAAGAGAAGTTCTCGAAGATCTTTGAAGCTGTCAAGGGAATCCTTCCGGGTGATTCAGATGAGATTTCCAAGATTTTGGACGATGAGCAAACCAAGGACTCGTTTCAAGAGATTCTGGAGCTTGTTATGAACACTCGCCTGGCCTCTCTCATGGGAGACATCGCACAATCGGTTCGGTATGATGATCTGGAGTTGGACTTTGAAGACCCTGAGAAGATTCTTGAACTTCTTCGCAATCCTCAAGAGAGCATCGCATTGAAGACCCTGACCGAACGTGCTCAGGAAGCTCTGAAGGAACGAATTGAAAGTGGAAAGATTAACCAACAAGAATTGATTCGTGAAGTTGAGATGTTGCGTGCGAAGTTTCAATCTGCCTTTGGAAAGTATCTGAATGAAATGGTGGTTGGAGATGCTGGTGGTGGGACGACTGGAAACACATCTGGCCAGATTCTCTCCAATCATCCAGAAGCTCGTCGCGCACGCATGATGGCTCGTCTACAGAAGAAGCAGAAGGAAAAAGCTCGCAAGTGAAGGATAAGAGATGTCCGAGCCGTTTTGGTATTCAGACCCGAGCGTCTTATTTTCTAAAGATACGTGGTACACGTTCGTACCTACGCCCAATATGACAGTTGCGCAAGCACTGAATGCGGTCGTTCGGTTTTCTATTTATCTCGCAACTCTGTTGTTCCTTACAACCATGGATCCATGGTACATTTTCATTGTTCCTTTGGTCATGGGAATCAGTATCGGACTCAACGCTTATTTCCCTCGTGCGAAACAGATGGCTGAGGGATTCGTGAGTTCCTACACAGGGGATATGAAAACACTCCCGACTGCCGACAATCCATTTATGAATCCAAGTTTGGTGGATATTCATTCCAATCCTGAGCGCCCTCCTGCTGCGGAAGTCACAAGCTTGGAAGTTCGTGATAAGGTGAATGCTGCGTTCACGCAGACCTCCAATATCTACATGGATACCACGGATGTCTTTGATGTTGTTCAAGCTCAGCGCAACTTCCATACCGTTCCCGAAGATGATCATGCGGGATTTCTAAAATTTCTCGGGAAGAATGCTCGGACGGACAAGCTTCTGTCGGAGGGATACGTGGTTGCGAAGGGTACTGTAACGGAGCTTCCGATTCCGTCTGCGGTGAGTCCTCCGGAGGGCACGGCGCCTGCGTGAAGATCCCTTCTTTGGAGACACATCTAATTCCTCTTCAATTTCCTTCGCAGAGTGCTTCTCACCGGAGGTTACCTTTTCAGATCCATCTTCCTTCTTGTGCTTCATAGTTGGAAACCCAGACACACCTTCGTCGTCTGGAGTCGCTTCGGACTCAATTTCTATGAACTCTTCTTCTGGGTGCTCTTTCTTGAGCTCCTCCCATGCGGGTTTGTTGGCCTCACAATGAGGGCAACCAATCATGTAAAACAAAACAATACATGGCTTCTTTTCAAGTGCCTCCTTGGCGTCTTCTTTCTTGGCAGCACCAGCGAACTTCTTGACCGACATTTATATGAGTAAGTAGAAAATGGCGGTGTCCAAGAACTATGGCGAATATGTAGTGGCCGTTGGAGCAGAGTCACGGCCAAGTACAAGCTACAACGCACAAACCACAACACGCACAGGGTTTCTTGAGTTCAAACCTCGTGATATGGAAACGCAGAAAAAGTACGATGCCATGTCTCCAAACTGGGAAGGAGTGGAGTCCTCTATGAAGGCAGTGGAACAAGGTGTCTATTCCCTGGATTCAGCAGAAAAGAATAGACAAGACCTTCGCAAACAACCTGTTCAAGTCGCAACCAAGCGCGAACTTATTCCAACTCTCCAAACTTCTTGTAGCATTCAATAACAATGGTTCTTTGGTGGCTGTTTGCCATTGCCCTCCTTTTGTTCGCACTTCAATATCGCGAGAATTACACGGATCCTGAGCGTGCGATTTCTCGTCCTCAATTGACTCCGCAAGGAAACATCCCAGGGATTTGGCAGAGTAAGATTGATGCAAATTCCCCTATCTCTTCCAATGACATGGATTACTTCAATGCTCTTCAGGCCTTCTATGACAGGGTCTATGACAAGTCAGCCACGCGTCCCAAGGATACAGACGTAGAAGCTTTTCTGAAATCAGCGCCAGAAGCAAGCGTTGCAAATATGGATGTAGGAGCACTTCGCAAGATGATTGGTTCTTCGTTCACAATTGAATACACTCAATCGGCTGCTGCACGCGAAGAGAAGGAGATCGTCACAACAGGTGCTCTCGCTGGATTTTCAGGATCTAATCTCCAACCTGGAAATGCTCGGGATGAGCTTTACGATCGTACGGAAGATGAATATGTTCCAGTAGACAAGCGTAAAGGTGAGTTATCAGAAGGAATCTATGACCCAACGGAGCAAACAAAACCCTTTGGACGCGGAGAATCGAAGACGATGTCTACAAGCTGGAGCTCTACGCTTCCATATTCCGTCTGTCCCTGTGCTGAAAATGTTTTGTAAGAAGTAATGAAGGTGTGGTTTGCCTTGGTTGCTCTATTTTTACTTTTGGCCCTTGTTGTGAGGGAACGGTTTGAAGCTACTGATAAAATTAAAGATCCTTCCACTTGGACAGATGATCATGTTAAAGAGATACGGAAATTGGTCGTTCCTGAATCAACGTTGCCATTGGAAAAGGTCAAGGAAGTGGTGAGTGGATTTTGGCCAACGTGGAAAGACGCTCAAAACCAAATAACAATGACCCAACTGACTGGATATTTGAGTAATCGTACTGATTTAGGAAATGACCGCCAAGCATACTTGGATCTCTTAAGAGCTTACTATATTCAACAAGGTCAAGATGTTTTCCAAAAGGCACGTGGATATGTTGCATCCTATTCTAAACGACCTACAGAAGAACAGACAACTCCAAGTGGTTCTCAACCATCATCGGCTTCGACACCTAGTCAGACAACTCCTAGTACAGAAGACATCACAGATCTTACTTGTCCATCGGGCTACACTCTAGCACCTTCAAATGCACCTTTTGGTCTTGCCGGAAAGTGCACGAAATCGTCTGGGACTAAGCCATGTCCTGAAGGTGAATTTATGCCCGGTGATCCAGGTGCAGATGTAAGTAAATGTGTAAAACCGGGAACCGGCAATGCTGTCATTCAAACTTCAAACGTACCAACTTGTCCTTCTGGACAAATTGCAACTCCAAACGGATGTATGCTTGTGACGAATCCTCAGAGCTCATCTTCTGTAAATCACGGCAATAGAGACCGTGAGGCCAACAGAACAACAGGTGCAAGTTGGAGTGCTTCTCTGGGTGGTGGAAGTTCTGGAAACTTGTTTGGACCAAACTCAGGTGGAACAGGTAGTTCAAAATTAATTTGGGGTCCTGTCTTCACTGGACTCGGAGAAGATACAACGGGTGGAAGTGGCGACACTACAAAATCAAATCAGTATCCTGAATTGATGGGAGGATTGTTTGGCAAGACATCTTCTCGCATTCCGGGAGTTGGAATTGTATCTCCTTCTCAACCTGGATTAGATACAAGCGTTCTTCCTTCGTCTGCTTCCACGGGAACAGATGCGAATGCTCGTTTCCTTCCATTCTCTCGTCAACCAGGAGATATGGATATTGTTCCAGATCCTTATCGTCTTGCGAGTTCATACTCTACAAAGAACTACGCTCCTCAAAAGGATCCTGTTCCCTTTTTGACAGATTTCTCAGCGTTCTTCAAATAAAAACGAATTAGAAACGGCTTGATAAGAAAAGAAGCAAATGTTCGGTCTCAAAAATAAGAATGGTTCCTGCTGGATTAATGCAGCCCTTCAGGGTATGTTTCGGATTCCCGAACTCCAGAAGCGCTTTGCCGAGAACGCAGAAGATACAAAGAATCCAGTAGAAGTATGTCTTTCTGAAATCTACGGAAGTCGTGGAGAAGAAGGACTCAGAGATCTGTATGATTGTGTGAAGACCCGTACTATGCCAGCAGGAGAAGGAATTGGAGATTCCAATGAGCTTCTGGAATTCATTTGCGATAAGGTTCCCTTTCTAGATAAGCTTCTTCGCTTCAAGGTCGCACATACGATCAAGTGCGCACATTGCGACTACAATGACACGCGAAACGATACTGTCATTGAGTTTGACATCGCACCAACTCGCCCAAAGATGACGTTGAGTGAATCAATCGTAGAAGCTACAAAGCCATTCTCGGTCGCAGAATGGAAATGCGAGAAGTGTAATCGTCTTGGATGTACAAAACAATTGTTAGTAGGGAGTTTCCCAAAGATTCTTACCTTTCATCTGACCTCTATGGATACTACAGTTACGTATTCTCCCCAGATTGTGCTCAATGGAAACACGTATGCATTGCTCGCGGTGCTCTCGTTTGATGGAAGTCACTGGAAGACGTTTGGACGAGACATGCCGCCTGGGCAACCTTGGCACTGCTTTAACGATCAGCATGTTCAAAGTTTTGATCCAAAGCATTTCCCATTGGTAGATACGATGCGTCTGCTCATGTATTATCGCATCAATGAATAAGAAAGGATGTCATCTCCGGACGAAATGACGCTAGGGGTGTATGGGGCACTTGTGGGAGTGTTTCTTCTTGTGATTTCTATGTTTGTAGGATTCTCAACTGGATCTTTTTTTGCCGTGGTTCTTCTGTGGCTTTTGATTGCTATTCTTCTCATGGTACTTGTCTACTATGGATTTATCGACCTTTCCGTAGCAACGGGAGAAGCGAAACAGGAAGCTCCTGCGCCAACTGCTCCAACTGCAGGAGGTCCTCAAGTAGGAAGTGAGGTGTTCCACATTTCCGACAATCAGTTCACCTATGACGAGGCATCGGCTGTCTGTGCTGCGTATGGGGCAAAACTGGCGACACTGGAACAGATTATTGATGCCTACAACTATGGTGCCGAGTGGTGTGGATATGGTTGGTCTGCGGGAGGAATGGCATTGTACCCAACTCAAAAATCAACTTGGGAAGAGCTTCAACGCGAAGTAGATCCCGGCAAGCGGACTGCATGCGGTCGCCCTGGAGTCAACGGAGGATACATGAACCCAAGCAACAAGTTCGGAGTCAACTGCTTCGGTTTCAAGCCAAAGGGTGAATTCAATCCTCCTGCTCCTCTTCCTACAAGCGACCAAGATACCTTCCGTCGTATGGTGAATCAGTTCAAGGAGATGCTCAAAACCATGAACGTTTCCCCTTGGTCTCGCTCAACATGGTCTGGATATTCTGTTCAGAATTATGGACAGCAATTCAAGCAAGATCTTCAGGGTGCCTTCCGTGAGAACTTCGCGGAATACGCAGATCAATTTAGTGAAGACCCTAAGCCATCTGGAAGTTCATACACCGCAGCACCCTTCGGTTTAAAAGGGGATAGGGGGGACGTAGGACCAGCTGGACCGATTGGACCACAAGGACTTGCGGGCCCCCCGGGAGGGAAAGGTGATATTGGCGGAGTAGGACCTCAAGGTTCGGACGGAAAAGATGGAGCTCCAGGGCCAACTGGACCAAAGGGAGATATTGGGCCACTCGGACCGACTGGACCACGTGGATTTGAGGGACCACAAGGACCAGAGGGACCTGCGGGACCTGCAAGTACAAAAGGAGACAAGGGTGAAATGGGATTGCCTGGACCAACAGGACCATTAGGACCAGCGGGGTCTCAAGGACCAACAGGACCACAAGGTTCCAAGGGAGACAAAGGAGATAGAGGAGATGTCGGCCCTCAAGGACCTACAGGACTTCAAGGACCACAGGGTCTCAGGGGAGATACAGTGAACGCATTGACTGGAGGGCGTAAGTTCGCAGGAGGAAGGCAAACCGTAAATACCCATGGTGGAATAGGCGAAACAACACTTTCGTTTGGACATTGGCTTCAAGGACCGAATGGAAGTGCTACACAATATTGCCCAGTTGGAACACTTCCAGTTGGGTTAGGAGTTTCATTTGGAAATCATAACGTTCAGGGTGTTGATGTTCGGTGTGCTTAGAAGAGACATCTACCAAACAAGCGAACACCACAAGGGACTTCACCAACACCACGCCCATACAACAAGGGACCACCTTTGTAGCATAAATATGGCATACCAGGTACGCGGACTGGTTTATCTGCTGGACATTTCTTATAGCAAAGTCCATCTACTTTATCGGGATGAGTAGCTTTCCATTCCTTGCCACTTTTATCTACGAGCCAGTTCGGAAGATTGCCACGATCGGAAGGCCAGTCGCAAATACCACCTCCATTTAGACGACCTCTGACACGACCTCCGGAGCATCCTTTCTTGAAGAAATCCCATCCAGATGCACAACGAATGGGTTCACGACAAGTCAATCCATCGTTGCTCCAGCCAGCTGGGCATGGTTCTAATCCAACTGCCTTTCCAATTCCTACACTTGTCGTATTTGCTCTACAAATTGGTCCATCTCCTGTATATCCATCTCTACACGGAGGATAACAGATCAATCCGCTACGTTCTAGGTCATCTGCACATGTATCTGGATATGTACTCGCAAGATGTGTTCCTACGTTTGATTCTGGATCGTCTATAAAAAGCTTTGGATGACGTTCTGTATCAAAGGATGGCAACGTATCACCCTCTTTTTGAACTGGAATAATAGAATTCACATCTGCCCGATAGTAAAAGTGTTCTCGTCCCTTTACGACTGCGAAAAGAACAACGGCTAAAGCGAGCAACAGCTCATACATTATTTCCTAAACACATTTTAAGATGGACATCGTTCAGCCCAAGAAATACGACAAAAAGGAAATGCAAACAAAGGTGCAAGTTCCTGTCGCAAAAGGAGTGGAAACCACCTACCCATTTCAGTGGTTGGTTTTTAAACCACAAGCACATGCCGTGACGCCGTTTGAGACAAACAAGCCGTCAAGGGATGCGAATACTTCGCGGGTTACACCTGGTGGGAATTGAACCCACGACCTAGGGCTCATAAGACCCTTGCTCTGCCAACTGAGCTACAGGTGTGAAGTAGCGACAGGTAGTTTCGATCTACCGACCTTTGGGTTATGAGCCCAACGCTCTTCCGCTGAGCTATGTCGCTACTTGTTTCATGGAGTATGTCTTTAAATAATCTTATGAACATCTAGAACAAAGATGGAAGTCGCACTTATACTTGGACTTGCCGCCCTTGGTTATGCGCTTGCTCCCCAAGTAGCACGGCAAACAGAAGAACCCGAAAAAATCAATCCCAAGGAGACGTTTGTGAATCCAAAGCCAACTGCTCCTGAGACAGAGCGTGTGACAATCGTTCAATCCACAGAAGGACACAACAATATGGTTCCCTTCTTTGGTGGAAGGGTCACTCAGTCCATCTACAGTGGTGCCACAGATGGAATTTTGGATACCTACACAGGAACCGGCAAGCATACCTTTTTCCATAAGGATGAAGCTCCTGCCTTTTTCAAGCCAGAACCCGCGACCGGATTGCCTTGGGGCAAGCAAGTGGAAACCGACTTTGAGCAGTCCCGTATGGTCAGCTCTTTGTCTATGAAGAACGTGTTCCCAATCCAACAAACTCTTGTGGGTCCCGGTGTCAACGATGGATACACAAACTTGCCTTCTGGTGGCTATCAACAGGATTCCATTCGCGAGTTTGCTCTTCCCAAGACCACCGACGAACTTCGTGTTGCGAACAAGCCCAAACTTACCTACGAGGGAGAGGTTATTCCTGGTGCTCACTACATTACAGAGCCAGGTATTCAGGCACCCGTCAAGAAGAACCGCCCAGATCGTTTCCAGGTTCTCCAGGGAGCCGATGGTTCTCTGCCCCACGTCAATACAACGCTTGGACAACAGGTTGCGTCTGCAGTATATCCAACTACTATGATGAAGCTCCAGAATCGCGAGAGTACGTCAGTGGATTACAAGGGAGCAGGTCAGGCAGCAGCAGGTGGATATTTGTCTTACATTCGTGCCTTCACGGAACCCTTCCAGCAGTTCATGAAGCTGACGGTAGAAGGACGTCCAACTCCCGCTGGCCCTGCTACATCAGGTGGGTTGGCTGCAGGTCCTCAATCCTACAATGTTCAGACCCATCGCGATGAGACATTGCTCAACAATGTGCGTACCTTTGAGGCACCTTTGATGACATTGGGCGGTCAGGCACCTACTGCAGATCTCCAGGGTTCTACAAAGTATGTGGTTCCTCTCAAGCAGGACTTCTACACGGAGCGCAATGAACCCGGAATCCTGGATGCCTTTCGCAAGAATCCTTACACACAGAGCTTGAATTCTGTCGCGTAAATATAAATGTCTGGTAAGCCCAAGAAAGGAGTCAGGATCAGCGAAGGACCTCCTGCTGTAAAGGAAATTCCACATAGATCGGAGGTCTTAGAGTTCGTTCCTATTATAGATCCTATGACAGGACAGCTCATCTATGTTCCGCTAACGGAAGAGTATCGTCGTAAACACGAAACTACAACAGCACAGGAGTTTCGGGACGCAGCTCTAGAGGCCAGAGAGGAAGGAAAGAAAACATCCAGAGAACGAGGATACAAACTTCCCGGAGAAGAACGTCAAAAGAACAAACGGAAAGAGTACAATGCTGCAACTGGTAAATGGGAGGGTGGTAAAACAAAGAGACGTCGCAACAAGAAGAGACGGACCATTCGGAAACGAATCTAACCCCTATACAATGGCTTCCAAACCACCTCCAAAGAAACAAACAGGCGAAGATCTGAAGAAATTCTGGGAACAAGGGACTTTAGGTAAAGAAATTGAAAAGAAAACATTTGATCCTGCGGAGGCATGGCTTAAGAAACCCGAAGAAGTCGAGCATTCCAAACAAGGTGGAAAAAAGAGACGCACGTTACGGAAACGCAAATCCACGAAGAAGCGGAGATAAAACGAATTCTTCTTTTTTACATCTCCACTCAAACCAAATGGAACCTCATCTCTTTTGGACACAAGAAGTCAAACGATGTATGGAACGAACAATCGCGAGAGTAAACAAACGCGAAATTGATTGCGTTGTCTTTCACTTCGATGAAGAAGAAATCATTCTAACTGGAATGGTTCGGCAATGGTTTCCAAGGTATAAAGTATCCAAGGACGCGAAAAACCATCTTATCGTAAGTTGGAAAGAATAGACAATGGATCTCCTCCGCTACTCAGAAACGACTTTAGAGGTTTGTTTAAAAGATAAACCACGGCGTGAGGTCAACGATATTTTGCGTCAGATCTTTTTGCATCCAGATAAAATTCACATTTGTCCGTGCGGAGAAGTATCCCCGTGGATTCGTGAAACACTGAGATTTCTTGGCGCTACTTACAGCAATGAACCATCTCATCCGAAGTGAAGATATGAGTCGGATCGAAAACCAGTTGTTGTTGAGACGAGACCAACTCGTCCAAGCAACCTCCTGGACCTTTAATCTCGTTCTTTTGGCACTTGTGCTGGGGACGTTTGTCTTCTTTCTGTATACGCAATATAACTCAACAAAGCAAGAAGAGCAAGAGCAAAAGCGAATTCCATTTACTCCTGTAACATGGTATTCTGCGACACGAAATGTTCGCAATGAAGAATATGGACAACAAACGACTGGTTTTGAAGTTGGACATGGTGTACCGCAACCTTTCAACGGAGGAAGCGCAGAAACGATTCAAGGATATCTCTAATCCTCCTCAAGTAGAAGAAGAACCTATACGCAACTCACCAGGTAAAGAAAACTTAGAAAAGAGTAATGAGTAGAATAGATGCCTCAATTAACGCAATTGGAGGTGTCTTTCAATTGTACAAATACGAACCATTCTCCGGAAATGTGTTCAAACTCGCGGCTACAGTATCTGCAAGCGATACGCTTTCATATAGTGCAAGTTCCTCTCAATTGTTGGGATTCCTAAGTAACATTGACACAAGCTCGGTTGTCTTTTCCTCTTCCAATGGACCAGCGACAAGTTATACACAAGATTTGGCTCTCGTGATTCAAGATCTATCTGGGTCTACGGTCATGGCGTCTAGCAACTATACAGTTCGCATCGGAGCTGGTCGTTTCTTACAACCACCAAAGGACACTACCTATGAATTCTATAAGAACGAGCCGATTGGGATAGATGCGAGTCAATTGTTTGTAGGAAGTATTCCTATTCAAACTCCAGCTCCAACCATTAGCTTTCCAGTTGGAATTAGCTTTACTCAGCAAGATGCATGTAGTTATTACCTTACAGGAACTCCATTGATTCAGTCCCCTCTTAGCAATTACAATGTTATCGCAGTTGGATCCAACGTATCTAGATTAATCAGTACTACTGTCAATGTACGTGTGAATGGAGAACGTGTCCGCATGGATGTTTCAGGTGGTCTTTCAAATGTTGTAAATGCGAGAGTAGGTGTAGATATATCACAAATTACAGTCAAATCCTATTGTCCTCCTTACAGCCAATCTGGAGGTAAGATTCGGTATTCTTGGACTCCTACACTTCCAGATGGACTTCGGTTTGTAGATGTGAATGGAAATACAGTTTTGAATGGAATCACTACAATCGCAGATGCGAGTTCTACTATCCTTCTGAAGGGGGCAATTACATCCACTGGAATTAAATCCCTGTCCAGTTCTAATTTGAATATAAATCTCACTGCATTTCGGCCTTCTGCTCCTGTTATATCAAATGCAGTTGCATTAGGTGTTACCTTCGCAGAGTCAGTTGTGTTTGATACAGCTACATTCACAAACATATACAGCAATGTTTCAATTGACACTTCTTCTGTCGCAACGAACACCATAGTTGCTCGTACATTGTTTGCGACCGTAGATGGATCTATTCAAACGATTACAGCATCAGGACTTCCTTCTGGAGTTGATTTGTCGTTTTCATTTATACAGCAACGAGGGTTTCTGACAGGAACACCTACTTCTGCAGGAACCTCTCTGGTTACGTTTACAGCATCAAATTTCAATCTGAAGACAGCGGACATTTCCAGAAATGTAGTGGTTGGAACAGATTCAGTTTTCTTTACACTTGTTCCACAAGACACCTGCTTTGCATTTATTGAACAACGTTCTCTCTCCAATGAAAAGGCAGGATATTATACCAGTCCTCTTCAGTTCAGGGCAGCTGCTCAGTCGGGTTGTAACGTTACGATGAGTATATCTGGAATTTCTGGAACTGGTCTTACCTTTACTGGACCTGTGAGCAATATCTATACACTTGGAGGCACACCTTCAAACGTACAATCCTTATCAAATGCGATTGTAACTGCGACTGCACCGGCTACAGGAGTATCTTCAAATACAGATATTTCGTATAGCATTGTTCAAGATCGGTTCACATTTAACGATGTTTCTCTTGTCTTTATTCAGAATGTGCCTGTGTCCAATGTTCGGTTTGTAGCAACTCCATTGAGCGGTCTCACTCCAATCCGCTATTTAGGAAGCAACATGCCAGCAGGATTGTCTATCAATCCAGATGGAACCTTAACCGGAACTCCCCTTATATCGGATACAAGCGGTACATTCCGAGTCACTGCCTTGACGGGATTTACGTTAGATTCATGTGATTACCGATTCACATTGACTCCAGATTCAGTTATCTTGTTTACTCCTCAATCTTCCTATTCGTATTTGACTGGAGCAAATGTATCGATTCCTATTCAAGGATTGGCATACAGCGGATTTACGGTCAGTAATTATCAATTTTCGGGATTGTCTGTGTCCTATGGACTTACGATCAATTCGTCCAACGGAGATATTGGTGGAACATTGACAACAAGTATTCCTCCTCAACCTGTTCTTCCTCCTTCCTTTTCCTTTGACGTTTGTGGTTATGCGAATACAAGTGTAGGAGTTCTACCTGTTTCAGCTGTAACTACAAATCCAATCGTAAATAGATCGTACCTTTTCACGAATCGTGATCTATGGACATTCCCAGTCAACCCTATTGGAGACATCAAACTGTATACAGCAGATACAACTCCTACTTCGTGGTCTTCAAGCAATGTTGAGTATATAGATGAACAGGGTTCCAATTCAAATGGAGTTTCTATTGGAAGCCAACAAGTGTCTCAATTCCGAGTGAAAAATACAAGCTTGGATTCCAATGTATTCCTCGCAACGACAACAAGTGATCGGTATAGTTTCTTACGTTCCACAGATGGTGTCAACTTTTCAAACATATATGTATTACCACAATCTTCTCCTGCTGCGGCTGTTTCGTCTCTTGTGAATTTGACAGATACATCCACTTGGTTTGCGATTGGTACAAGCAATGGTCTTGATTCCTCTGCTGCCTATCTTAGTCGTTCCGATGACGATGGATTGACATGGTCCTTTGTAGGAAACATTTCACGTAGTCCCAGATTCCTGAGCGTTCGGAATGCTCTTGAACCTCTGACCAATGGAAGCAATGCATATCTAAAGGCAGGAGCTACCCTTGCGTATGCGAATGGGGTTCTTCTCGCAGGAGGTCTTGGAGACGGAGGAATCGCAACTGATTCTCTCTTCCGTTCTACGGATTTTTCAACTTGGAATTTTGTGAGCGGAAGTTATCTTCGGAGTGAAATCGCAAAAATCAATACAGATGTCTCCGGTCTTTGGGTAGGAGTTGGATCTGGGAATTATTATACAGGATCTCTATCTTCAACCTATTCAACGGATTCTCCCACGATTATGTATTCAACAGATTCTGGACAGACATGGAGCTTTTCAGAGTCCTATAGCTCAAATGGAAACTTTCTTAGCAATAGCACGGGCGGGTTCAATTTTATTGGATACGATATTGCCTATGGAAATGGTGTTTGGATTGCAAGCGGATTGAGTTATCGCAGTGATGCAGATACAGGATATTATCCAGAACTTCGTGTGTCTTCCAATGGAAGCAATTGGTTTAAGATTCCAAGTGTTGGGTTTCAACCATTGCATCTTGATTACAAGTACGTTCCACCGATTGCATACGGACCAATGACATACATAAGCAATGCATGGAATATCCTCGCAACGATGACAGATGGAACCAATCAAACTGTTTACCTCGCGCGACATGTAGACACTTCCTTTGGAAACACTTCCCAACTTTTGACAGATTGGTATATAACTCCAATTGATGCATTCCCGCTCGTATCAAGTTCATACCTTCCTTCGTTTCAAGGATTGACAGTCCCAACGTATATTCGCACAGGAACTCCAACTTCTTTGACACTTACATTTCAAAACACTGCGACGAATGGACCAACCTTTACTTCTCCAACGGAGACCAATTACGTATTCTATCAATATATGCCAATTGAACCAATTGTCTTCTCTGCGACAGGAACTGGACGTGTCTATTTCTTTGTAGATCAAGCAGAACTTCCAGTTGGATTGGTTTGGAATCCACTGGACGCAGAGATTACTGGAAAATCAGTTGACCTTGGACCACATTCGTTCAATGTATACGCAAAAGATGACAATGGAGTGTCTGTTCAACGATTTACCATTAACACGGTTGTCCCTCGTGTAACTCGTCAACAAACAAGCGCGGGTGCGTACACGTACCTTGTTCGTCAATATGTGGAAGTCAACGCAGCTCAGAATGCTCGTGATTCTCGTACGTTCCCTCGTCAGGAGTATCCACTTGGAAAATTCATGGCCCCAACTGCTCCCGATGTTGTGACTCATGATCCATTCTGCTGTGAGCCCTAAATGTAAAAATTGATTTGCAGGTTCATACATTTGTTGATTGTGACTTTTTACAACACCATATCCTTGAATTGAGCCATTCCAACGTGTCCAACCAACTTATCTACATCTCCATCTTCTTCATACACCTTGTTCGTCTCCACATCAACATAATAGGTCTTTCCATTAAACTGTACTTCACGCATTGCCTTTTCAATCGTATCCTCCTTTGGCTCCTTTGACTTTACATAATTCTGTACATGCTGTTCAAACGTTGCCTCCTGGTAATCCTTCGCAGGAAGCGAATTCACATATTCTAAGAACTCCTTTTGATCCACCTCTGGTGTTGAGTTTTTGAGTACTTTCTTTTGAGAGGGGTTCAATTTGGAGAGATTTTGGTCCTCCTTCTTCTCCTTCTTGCTTGCCCGCTTCTTCTTTTCTGGTGCGGCGGGTGCCTGTTCTGGTTCTGGTTCAGGCGCAGGAGGAGGGACAATGGGAATCTGAATCCTTTCCACATCTTCAACCAAATTTGGGCTGTGGGGAAACAAGCTCTTGAAGATATCCTTCAGAAGGTTGTCTACAACCTCATCAGGTTCCACATTGTACCGCTTGTACTCAACGGCCTTCACGGCTGCCGTGATGGCTTGCTTGATGTTGTGCTCGATTGGGACGATTACGAATGCTGACATTTTTTCCACCTTCCATACATTTGGAAAACTAAAATCCGTTTTTACACCTCAAACAATTTGTGAAAACGAATTTTATTTGGTCAACCATAGAATTGTACGCAGAAATGGATCTTCTCTACGAAATTGAATTAAACGGCCTCGCAGCCAATCATTTGGCAGACCTTAACACTGCCTTGCGCGAACGTAGCAAGGATGTCCTTCAAACCTACGCAGATGTATTGTACGCTCATATTCTTGATTCTGTGTGTCCGCAAAAGGACCATATCATGACTCAATTGGTGGATCATATGCGTACTGGACGAAAGGATGGTGTTCTCTTGTGGTCGTATTCAAACACATATCATTCCCATCTTAGTCGTGAACGGATGAGTCAGTTGTCTGAACTTGGTGATCATACGGTTGTCTTCAACAATGGAAGACCAATGTGTGTAGATAGAATTGTACAGAATACAGATTTGTTGTTGCGTCTTGCATGTACCTTTGGAAGCAAGTTCCGCGTGAAACGAGTGCGTGGAAATCTGAAACGTATCTCAAGTGATCAAGAAACCTATGAATTTGAGCTTCGGTTGCAATACATCGGAGAAGGTCTAACGGAAACACAATCAAAACGTCTATTGAAAGCGTATAATGATATGGTGAGTCGTCCGTTGAGGGTCGGACGAAATGTTCGCGTCACACCTCGCTATTAAACCTATATAGATTAGAACTTGTATTTCACCTCAAAAAACGGATTTATTTTTGTCATATTCATGGAGAAGTGTGAGAAATGATCAATGACCAAATGATGTCTTCCCTCGCTTCTGGCGTACAGATCGGCGCGGGGATCGTTTCGTGGGGCGACTATGCGATTGGATATGAGGAGTCAGACCAAGTGGTTGTACATGTGAAACCAGCGTCTGACTATGGGGTGTGGAAGGATATGGCGGAGGAACCTTGGAAGTACGGGGACGATATTGAGGACTGGCTAGACCTTGATACCGAACTCCGTCAGGCACCTGGGCGGTGGCGTTTAGAGGCGTTCTGGGAACACAAACAAATCCAAATGGCTTGGGAGTGGTTGCGGAGCTTGTTGCGCAAAGCGTGGGAAGATTACGAAGATCGCAAAGACGAAGCTGCAACTAAAATTCAAGCTTTGTGGCGTGGTCATATGGCTCGCAACAGCATTCAGTGGCGCGATTGCTGTATGTGTTTGGCACATCATGTATCCCCTATCCGCACAGATGTTGGGTACATGTGTAGTCAGTGCTCTTCCGACGGACCACATTCCGATTTGATTGGAATGGAAGATCCTTGGGATTGGTTCCGTGCAGAAGATTCTATGGTTTAAATCGTGTTCAAGCTAATGTCTTACTAATGTTTTTTCATTTGGGCATAGGCCTTGTTCAAGCCCAATACCTCAAACAAAAGATGGAATGCAGCACCTGCGACTGCGATCGTCACCCACTTTCCATATCCACCGATCACCTTCTCCGTTGCCCAATAAATAGGAATCAAGACAAGACCAACAATAAGAGCTTCAATCAAAACGTTCATTATACTAAAAACGGATTTTTTCGTATCACATTCAAGAGGGTTGTGGTAAAATGAACATTCTCGTCGCAATTCAAAACACGCTCGCTCACTTCAACGGCGTTGTGCTCCAAGAAGCTACGCAAAGTGGTTCTCTTTGGTTGATCCGAATTACAAAAGGTGAAATGATGTTGGAATTTGAAATTGATGAACGTATTCGCACTGCTTGTGTGCTTGAACGCAAAAACTTTGGTTATAAATCTATGTCTCGGTTTATGAATACCTTCTTAGAAGAGATTGGCCTTCTGGAAGAAGACGAAGACCCAATTCCTCCTGCGCGTGATTAAATCTTATCTACTTTGTCTGCTACAACTTTCTCTAACACAATTTTTACGTCTCGTTTGACTTCACACTTGTGGGCTTCTGGTAATTGGCATACGACACAGAACACTTTTTCACATGAGCATTTGAACTCGAGATGTGTCTTCTTTTTGCAGTACGAACACCTCATTTTGTTCTTTCTTTGTTAAAGGAAGAATCTGAAATTCCTTTTTAGGACCACAGGTACATTCTTCTTGTTTACAGGGTGCGATACAACCGGGTGTCTTTCGTAACGTAGGACAGGCAAGATGACGGAAATTAGATTCGCGATAGATACACCCTACTTCACAGAACCCTTGGATTGTCTTTGGAAGAACACAGCAAATACGACGAGCGATCATTTTTTATCTATCACTGTTCAAGAGAAACTCAAATTCCTTTTCACAACCAGAAACAATGAAGATTGTCTATACGACATTGGTCGATAAAGACGTTGATTATTCCCCTTCTCATTTCGCAAGAGAGGTTGCTATCTATCTTTCCGATCCCGATGGTTGGGTTTCGGAAGGATATACATTTGTTCGTGGATCTTCTCCAGCCGTTGTCATCCATTTGTCTTCTCCAGAGTATCTTGCCAAGAATGGGTGTAAAGATCCCTCTCTTTCGTGTGCGGAAATGAATGGGCGTCATATGTATTTGAATGCGATGCGATGGACGAAGGGTGCACCTCAAAGCAAATTAGAATTAGACGCATATCGTCAATATATGGTTTCGCATGAAATGGGACATATCCTTGGACGAGAGCATGTAGATTGTCCTCGGGAAGGTGCTCCTGTTCCTATTATGGTCCAACAGACCAAAGGGATTGGCAAATGTAAACCAAATACAAAGCTTACAGAAAGAGACCGAAAGTAAGATAATGCTGTATCTTGTTGTTCCAACTGGAAACTCTGAATGGCAGGACATGCGCCTTTTTACCTCTTTTTCCGCAATGGAACAAGTTGTGGACAAAGAAATTGAGAGGAGACGGAGGGCAAAGCTTCACGAAGAATGGTGTTTTGTAGTCGCGTACGATGGAACCGATGAACTCCATCCTATTTGGGGATATTATGTCATGGATGGGTATCTTCAACGATGCGCAATTACTCAGTCACCTTTAAAATCATAACACCAGATGCAATCAAGGCAATCGCAAAGAAATCGTGAATATGAAGAATTTCCTTAAACAACAACGTTCCCACAACGGTTGTAGCCACGACAGAAAGTCCTGACCACAATGCGTTGGTCATTGCCATTCCTGTTCCATTGAAGGTTAAACGAAGAAGATACCCAACGATAGCATAGAACAGAACACCGACTGCGAAAAAGGCAGTGTTGTCAATACTCCTCTTAAAACACGACATTGCCAGTGTTTCCATCATGACGATCAGCAAGACATACCAATACACGCGAGGAATGCCCATTTACTTGTTGGCAACGTTCTTTTCAAATATGGATACCATTGTGGCCTCTATAATTGGAAAGTTTCGTCTTCGCTCCGAACTTGGAAAGAAGAAATATGGAACAGATCTTGACCGTACAGATCTGTCTGTTTTAGATTGGATTAATCATGCACAAGAAGAGCACATGGATGCTATTTTGTATTTGGAGAAGCTTCGTCAGACACTTGTCGGACTTAGTTCGAATACGCCAGTCCTCCCATCCCGCTCATGATACGGAAGATGTTGTAGTTCACTGCGAAGATACGGAACACATAAGGATAATCCTTAGAAGGGTAAGTACCTACACCAGTCGAGACAATGCTATCAAACACAAGGGTTGCATTGTCTATGCGGCTGAAGTTACAAGTACCTGATGGTTGGTGTTCCTCTGGTTGAACTGCGAAGGAGTACACGTTGATAGGATTGATGACACCAAACGCATTCTGAGAAACGTTAGCAGAACTTGCACGTGCTCCATCTACCGTCAATGTACCTGCGATAGATGCGCTGAGCTGGTAAGTACCGGTTCCGCCAGAGCCAGAGCCATAATCCACAATGAAAATACCGGGAGGAATGTCTGTTCCAGTGATCAACATGTTCTCTGTCAAAGGAGTACCTGTGATACCAGTCACATTGAGAACGTTTCCAGTGATCGTACCGTTTGTGATGGTAGCATTAACAGGAGAAGCCCCTGCGTTATTGATGGAAACAGCCGCATTGCGAGTTGGCCAGAACGCACCGCCAGTGTGGTGTTGGTAGGGCTGTACCTTGTAGAAGTAGTCGCCATACCGTTCATCAAACCGATCCTGACCATTGAGCTGGAGACGGCAGCGATTCACGATATCGTCGTAGGTGAAGGGTTGAGTGTAACCAGCAGAGGCAGTCAAGGTAGAACCGCAATCGGTCTTGCGCATGTCCTGGAAGACCCAAATGAGCTCCTTGACAGGGTGATTGAGAGTCAAGTCAATACGAGCAGAAGAGGTCGTGATGCTCTGAGGGAGACCATACTGGAGCTGATCAATGAGGTACTCGTGGGACTCCTGTGCGAACCGGCGACGCTCATCCACATCCAAGTACACGTAGTCCAAGTACAATGCGATGTCTTGGAGCTGAGGAAGAGCGGCTGCTGCTGCGGAAACTGTGGTGTATCCACTGCTCTTTTGAACAAGGTCCGTAGCACTACCGAGAGTGATGTTGAACCGCACCTCGTGATATTGAAGAGCGATCAAGGGAAGAGCAAGACCTGGGTTACGGCAGAACCAGAACTGGAGAGGAACATACAAAACACCTGGGCGGCCGCGGCAAGTGCTCAAGCTACTCACATTACCACCGAGGTTTCCACCCACCATGCTATCCAACTTCACGGAGGTATCGTAGTCAGCGGTGAGGTTCTCCCAGAGGAACAACCACTCGCCATAGTGAGTGTCAATGACTTGACCACCGATCTCAAGCTCAATCTTCTTAAGAAGAGCATACCCGAGACGACGCTGGAGACCAGAACTCCAATAGATTGGATTGGTCATCGTTGTAGTATCTGGCAAGGTGACCTCTACATAGGTCTTCCAGACAAGATCTGCGTTGCGGTTTACATTGGCAACGAGACGTTGACCATAGACGGGTGCGCCGGTAAAGTTAACGCGCATTGCCTCAATCGCAAAATTGGTGTGACGCTTGTACAAAATCTTCCAGAACGTGATGTGAGGATTGCCAGTCAGATAGGCATCCTGGGCGCCGTACGCAACGAGTTGAAGTAGACCACCACCCATTTGTGTTTATACTTTGCGAGGATAAATTCTACTTGAGTAAGCTCCGCGCACACATGACATAGAGGAAAAGAGAGTTTGCTACAGCCAATCCAAAGACGACGATAGAACGGAGTGCGAGGGAAATTCCAGACATACCCCTCATACGCGATGCTAAGGTCACATCACTGATAAGAACAATTCCAGCCGCAACGGATGCAATGATGAAGAATGCGAAAAAATAGTTACACACCGTCTCGTTGGAAATACCTTTGGTCATTTCAATCTCCTTGTCGCCCATTTTATATTTTTAAAAGATATAAATGGCTAAGAACCCAGAAGAACCCGATGTTTCTGATTCGCCTCCTTCTTCAAAGAAACCAAGAATGGAAGTCCCCGAAGTCGGAACCCCGAAACCTGGAGGCACTCGTGCGTATCGTAAGAAGTTTGACACGTGTGTGAAAGCTGTGCGGAAAACTGTGAAGGTGCGGAAGGGTTCTAACAAGGAATCTGCTGCGATTGCCATCTGTACCAAGAGTGTGCTTCAAACACGTGGACGGACAATGAAGAAATATCGGAAAGGCCGCCTGATCACACAAAAGTTCTAATCTAGAAACAATGGCAGCGATAGATTACCAACATCTTCTCAATCTGATCACCGGACTTGCGCCAAATGCGGATGAAGCTGCGAAGAAAAACGT